TTAATCGAGGTTTTTACCCATCCACACGACTTTGCCAATAATTTGCAGCATTGGCAGTTCACCCGCAGAGACAATCTGAGATTTATACTCCTTGTTGTCACTGAGTATCTCTATGCCGCCATCAAACAGTTTCTGTAAGCGCTTGGCGTAAAGATCGTCGCCCAGGCGTAATACGAAGATACAGCCGTCTTCTAGCGTAGTCTTGCTGATATCAACCAGTAAGCTATCTCCGCTGTGTATAGCGGGCTCCATCGAATTACCTTTGGCATAGACGACTTTAAGATTCTCAGGCTTTAAACCACGGTATTTAAGCCAGTTCTTTCTAAACGAAAGTCGTCTGCGTACACCAGTCTCATCATTAAACGCGCCATGTCCAGTGCTTACCACCACGTCATAGCCTTCAATCAAGAAATACTCTTCATTGAATTGGTCTTGGTGGACGTAAACAATACCTTCCTGGGAAATGTCATCGCGTTGGCGATTGGGGTATTTAGGACCATTGCCAGTTGCAAGCCAACGTATGCTCACGCCAGCCTCTTCTGCTATACGTATTGCGGTATCTAACTTAGGTTCTCCACCTTTGATTAGATTACGTAGGGTGCCTTCAGATACGCCAATTTTAATGGCGAACTCTCTAATACTGTTTTTTCCAATAGCTTCCGAAATGCGGTCAGCAAGAGTGCCGACTTCAGTTGTGGAAGTCGGATCTAAAGTTGGATCTGAATGTAAGGCTTCCGACTTCATTATTTTCCTCGAACCAAAATCTATTTAACGCTCAAGAGAGCAATAGTTATTACTTAAAAACTACCGAATAAGTAATGGTTTACTGAATATCCAACCGAAACTACATCAATCTTTTGCGCACTAAAATAACTTTAGTGCGTAATTTTCTGCGCGAAAAAGCAAAAAGCTGTTGATTTGTGCCTAACTCGGATCTATATTCGCAATACGTTACGCACTGCGTAACGTATTGTAGTTAAACTGCGTTCGTTCGCAATGCGAACGTAATCAAAATATTAGCACGGTAATTCTTATGAAGATAGAAAGCGCTCGTCATATACATGCAGCCTTGCTCGCAAATGGACAAAGCTGCCGTGCGTGGGCGATTACGCATGGATACAACCCAAGGACGGTTCAGAAGTGCGTTCAATGGTTTGCACCTAATACAGGTCGTAAACCTAAACGCTTAAAAGCCATCAAGATCATGGCTGCTTTATCTGAATACCTTGGTGTTGATTTAGTGGGAGAGCACCATGACTAAGGAATGGTTTAGCACTGTAGAAATTTCAGAGCTATTGGATGTCGGGGATAGACGCATCCGTGATAGGGCAAAACATGAAAACTGGCAAAAGCAAAGGCGACAAGGGCTAGGTGGAGGATTTGAATATCACCTAAATAGTTTACCCCTTGAGGCTCGTCAGAAGCTGGCAAAACAGGAAGCGGAGCAGATAGCCAAATCTCCAACGTCCCTGATGCGTGCGGGATCTGCTGTTGCCAAACTGCAAATCCCTGCAGTGAGTCAATCAGAAAAAGCCAAGAGCATTCAACAGTTTATAAATCTACCTGATAAAGCGCAAAAGCGGGCTGATGCAAAGATGCTGATCGTCAATGCCAAGGCTAAATTCTGCATGCCTTACCTTGAGGTTCGCAAGCTCGTTGATGGTGAAAAAGCATTCTGCAAAGCGTATGCCCAGCGTTCGATTGCACTACCGGACTGGGTATTCTCAATTATTAGCAGCGTTTCTATTGTAACGATCCGCCGTTGGGAAAAGGTCTTAGAAAAAGATGGCGTTAGCGCACTCGCTGGTAAATATAAAGTTGAGCGTCCTTGTCTACTGAATGACGAGCCCGACTTAGCCGACTTCCTAAAGGGGCTGATCACTGCCAAACCGCATCTGGCAGGCAAGGCAAAGCAGCTTAAAAAGCTAGCCGAGATCTATGCGATAAAAACCGACATGCCTTGGCAGATCCCAAGCATCTCCAGCATTCGCCGCTGGGTGAATAAATGGATAAGCCAGAATCAAGCGGCTTTTACATTCACTACAAACCCTAAAAAATTCAACGATAAATACCGGACTGCAGTTGAGCAAACCTATCCATGGATGGCTGCGCCAAACGATGTATGGGAATTTGACTCAACCCCAGTCGATGCCATGTTGAAAGAAGGGCGACACACCATTATTGCGGTGATCGACTGCTTCACACGTCGCGTCAAACTGCTTGTTTCGCCCACTTCATCAAGCGAAGGCATTTGCCTTTTAATGCGCAAGACCTTACTGGCTTGGGGAGTTCCAAACCAAGGCGGCTTAATGCGTACCGATAACGGCAGCGATTATGTCAGCCAGCGAACCACGAGTATCTATCACTTACTCGACTTAGAACAAAGCCGTGCTAACCCATACTCAGGTTGGGAAAAGCCCTTTATCGAACGTTTCTTTAAGACGCTCAGCCATGATCTTATTGAGTTACTGCCTGGCTACATTGGCCATAACGTCAATGATCGCGAGGCTATCGAGGCTCGGAAAGAATTTGCGGTACGCCTTAAAGAGCGCAACAAGAAAGAGAACGAAAAGGCTGATTACGATCTCCGTATGACGCAACCGGAATTACAGCAACTTCTTGATAATTGGGTTGATGCCTATTATCACCTCCGCGCACACGATGGCCTAAAGGGTAAAACACCCAATGAAGTCTATCGCGCAGCTCAATATCAAGTGCGGGCAGTCGAACATCCTGAAGCCTTAGATCTCCTGCTTAACCACGTTGGCGAGTACACCATCCTTAAGGGCTTTATTAAAGCGGGAGGATTGCGTTATACGGCACCGGAAATGTTGGAGCATGAATGGAAAGGGCAAAGAGTCCGAGTATTCCTCGATCCAACAGACGTCGCTCGAGCGTTTATTTACCCGATCAATAATTGGGAAACACGAATTGAAGCGGTTGATAGCCGTCTTTTAGGTCAAGAGATCAGCCCTGCGGCTTATCGTCAAACCAAAAAAGAAGAAGCCAAGTCACTGCGTAGTTTCAGAGCCGAAATGAAGCAACTCGCTAAAACGTTCAACATAGGCGAGATCCATCAGACCGTCATTGAACACTATGCCAAGCAGGCTAAGTCACTAGTCGAGTTTCCAACCCAGCCAATAGCCCATCAAAACCCCAGCTTAATGGCATTAACTGAGGCTGCAGAGCTGCTCGTTAAAACCAATAAGCCTGCTTATAGCGACCAACAAATTGAACATTTACGCCAGAAGCGTAAAGCGATTGAAGAACGTAAAAACACCATTAATCAACAGCATGCAACCTTAGTGCGTAATGAGCACGAAAAGGCACGTTTGCTTGCCGCTGAATCTCTCAACCGTGAATTAACGCCAAAGGAGGATGCATTCCTAAAGGATTACAAAAAGCACAACAAGTTAGGGGCAAAACGCATTGATGAAATCATGGGCCATAAGCGCAGAGCGACCAACTGAGCACTTATGACCCATAACGGCCATGAAGGCCATAAAACTAAAGCAAATGGAGTATACAAAATGAAAGCAGTGATCGCACCTGTAAAAAATGTTCTGACAGCCCAAGACGCCTTCGACAACCTTTGTACCCGAGGCATAGGTGTACCAGGTCTCGGTTTGTACCACGGCCCAAGTGGCTTTGGTAAAACAACTGCAACCACGTATCTGTTTAACCAAGTGAACGGTATCTATGTTCGGGCCATGGCCACAGACAGTGCTAGTACGCTTATGAACCGCATTGTCGGCGAACTCGGATCGAGCGGCATGTGGCGCATCAATAAGATGGTCGATTTCACTATTGAGCAAATGAGCATGTACGAACGCCCATTGTTCATCGATGAAGCCGACTACCTCATGTCGGATGTTCGTATGCTTGAAACGGTGCGCGATCTCTACGACAACACAGAAGTCCCAGTGATCCTCATTGGTATGGACCAAATCGCCCGCCGTATCAGTACACGCAAACAGTTCTTTAACCGTATTTCAGAGTGGGTTGAGTTTCGACCAGCCGACTTAGATGACGTCATGGTGATGGCTGATTCCCTCTTAGACAACGACATCAAAGTCGAACCAGAACTCCTTGATGAACTGCGTAAAGCCAGCAGTGGTGAGGCTCGTCGCATTGTCATTGGCCTTAATCAAATCGAACGTCTCGCCAAAATGAACGAACTTGATTACGTCACTGCAGAACACTGGGGGGCACAGCCATTCCATGGTGTTCGACGTCCAAGCCTTGTGGGTTAAGCGTTATGGCACAAGTCAAACGCTCAACCCCGTTAAGGCACAGCGCATGGTTGTTTATGTGCTGTTGTCGCAATCGAAAAGTCAGCTTTAGTGCTGAACAAGTTGCCGATGCATCGGGAATGCCTAAGTGTCTCGCGAATCGCTTTTTGCGTGATTTGTATCGAGAAGGGCGCTTAACACTCGAATGGAAAGGGCGTACAGGGCTGACAAACCGCTACTGGTTAAACGATGACAGCCCGTTAAAGCGCCAGTCTCAGTTCGCCAAGATTAAGGCGAATCAACGGATCTGGAACAGCTGCCGCATTATGCGCAATTTTTCGATTGAAGAAATCATGGTCACAGCCAGGGTGGCGCGCTCAACCGTAAAGCGTTACCTCAACGCCCTGCAACGGGCAGGCTTGATCCGCATCAGAGCTATCGAGGAGGAAATGATCATTTATCACCTCAACGTTGACTGTGGTGCTTTAGCACCAGAGCTAATCGATGACGGTATTTATGCACCAACCAAATCGAAGTTTTATCCCTATAGGGAGGCGCTATGAACAAGGACAATTGGTTCCAAGTGCTTGAGTTAAAAGTCAGTGAGAGCAGCCAAGCGCAGATTGCCAGAGAGCTAGGTGTCAGTCCGACCATGCTTAATCAGGTCCTGCTGAACAAATACAAAGGCAATATCGACACCATTAAAAATCGTGTCGAAGGGCGCTACTTACGTCACAACGTACAGTGCCCCGTTGCAGGACAAATCAGCGTTGATACCTGCAAAGACAATCAAGAACGGCCTTTTAGCTCTACTAACCCACAACGCGTCCGACTCTATCGCGCCTGTCGCGGTGGCTGCCCACATTCGCAGTTAAAGCAGTCGGCAGTAACACAGAGGATCGATGTGCAATCAGCGACAGACAGTCGTTACAACGTAGAGGAACAGCTCGCGTTCTGTCGCCGACTCGCCCAGGGCGATCAACTACAGCATATCGAACTACTCGAAAGGGAGTTGCAAAAGGTGGCTAACCGCCTAAATAGCGCCCTTTGGGATAACAAATGGAAAGGTAAATAACATGCAAACAAAAGCTATCAATGTGATTGCCGCCTTAAGGCTTCGTGGGATGAAGGTCGTTAGCCAGCATCGCGGTGTTATCCAAATTGACGTTCCAAGCCGTGATTTTAAACGCATGGCAGTTGAGATTATCGAGAATATAAAAGGCATTCGTCGCCGTTGTATGGCGGTGCAATTTCATGGCGTGACAGTGCGCTGGAATGAGGACAAATAAGATGAACACACAAGAACAAACCCACAACCAAGCTGCTATTCCGCAGGGCTACCGCAAAAACGCGGTAGGCGATTTGGTGCATGAAGATCGTATCAAGCCCGTGGACAAACTGCGCGACGAAGTAGTGCTGGCTATTGTCGGTTCTGCCAAGGAACTGCGAGAACAGATGCTTAATTTCAAACTGATGACGATGGTGCAAATTGATGGCTTTGCCGAACTATCGGCTAGTGAATATGGCGTTAAGGTCGGTGGCAGCAAGGGCAATATTTTGCTTACTAGCTTTGATGGCAAGTACCAAGTGCGCCGTGCCGTGGGTGAACACCGCGTATTTGATGAACGCATTCAAACCGCTAAAACCTTGATTGATGACTGCATTAAAAGCTGGAGCGGTGGCGCGGATACCCGCCTGATGGCGATGGTTGAGCATGCCTTTCGGGTAAACCAGCAAGGCCGAATCGACGTTAACCAAGTGCTCAGTCTGCGCCAGCTGGATATCGACGATGCCAACTGGAAACGGGCCATGGACGCCATAGCCGACGCGATTCAAATCACAGGCACTAGTCAGTACCTGCGTTTATATGAGCGTCAGCCTAATGGCAAATATACCCAACTACCACTGGATATCAGCACCCTTTAGGGGGAGCAAGGAGCACATCATGACACTCAGTACACAATCGGGCATTCAACACCTATTCGATGACAACCAAGCCGCACTCGATCGGGTGGCGTTTCAATTACGCCAAGCGACCTTACTTGAAGCTAGCTTTGACAATCTGCGCAGCGAGCTCAGTGGCCTAGCTGCTGAAAGGCCGCATTACTGCTTGATCATGTGCGCCGCGCTGCTCAATGCGCTCAAGGAGTTAAGCCAAGAGTTTGCAGGCGAACGCCGCGCTGTGATCGCCTTTTTTATGGAGAAGTCACTCAATAATTTAGAACTGCTAGAGCCAAAGCCAGTAATGCGTTAACCCTGCGAAACCCGCTCCATAGCTTGGAGCGAGGTCTGTCTAATGTAGTGATTAGGCACTGATGAGCAGCTAACCAAAGAGTAAAGATGAATGACACCCTATGCTAAACGCTTACTCAAATATGCCATTGCGAACTGCCCAGTTAGGCCCGTTCGTAAGGGGAAAACTAAGGCAGAACTGCTCGCCGATCGTGAGCAATGGGCTGTTAACTTTTTAAATGCAGTAACACCACATTGGCAGCAACTTAAGAGTCAGCCTAAAGCCATCAAGATAGTATCCAGTGCGACAACCGATGAGGATGACGAATGTTAGAAACTAATCAAAAAGCCCCTGTGCAGACTAATGCGCAGGCGCACCCAGTCGCTCAACACAAGAAGCGCCTGATCACCTTAATCAATGTGGCTAAGGGATCATTGCAGCTCGATGAAGCCATCTACCGCGCCATGCTGAAAAATGCCACGGGTAAAGACTCCTTGCGGGCAATGAACTTGCCAGAGCTTGAAAAGGCGCTAGAAGTGTTTAAACAAAAGGGCTTTAAACCTACTGTAACCAACAATAAAACAGCGGTTAAACGTCGTTTAAGTCCTGTTGCGGGTAAAAGCAAATTAGCCAGCATAGATAAAATACGTGCTATTTGGATCACCATGGGCCATCACTTAGTGATCCAGGATAACAGTGAATCGGCGCTTGATGCCTATGTGCGTCGCATGACGCTACGTAGTAAAAGTGAAGGAGTGGATGCCACCGCTTGGATGACAGAACCGCAAGCCTACAAAGTGCTTGAAAGCCTGAAAAACTGGCATAAGCGCGTACTTATCGAGCGTATTATTGCCCGTGGTGAACGGCTAAAAATGAATGAAGCAGGTACACGCCCCGCAAGTTATGAGGTGATCGTCGCGCAATACGAGGGGTATGGTCATGAGTAAGAGCATCCTAAACGCGGTTAGCATTCCCGAAAACCAATTGGATTTATTGTCCACCAGCGCCGCCGAGCTGGAACAAGCCCTCGAAACCTTAGCCACGCTTAAGCCCGATGAGCGTGAGGACTTCATTCGCCGCTGGCCTTCAACCTTGCAAAGCTTGTGTGATGTGATGCGGCAAACGCTAAAGCAATACGATATTGATAATGCGGATAACGTGAGTGAAGCCTTAGCCACTAGCCTAAGTGCCTACCTAGGCGGACGGGACATCTACATCCCCAATGGCGAACGCCTTAAGGACGCGCTGCGTGATATCCGTATTTGGCGTGAGTTTAAGGGCAATAACTTAGAGCAGTTAAGCCGCGACTATGGACTCACCGAGCGCCGGATCAGTCAGATAGTGGCAGAGCAAAGGGCGGCTTTTGTGGCGAGGAAGCAGAGGAGATTGTTTTAGTTAAGAAGTGTGGCTTACTGCAAGGTCATTTGGCATAAAGAGATTTAGAGTATTTAACAATTCACAATTGTTGTTATTATGTAATAAGTTAAATTTTCTCAGGAAATTATATGTCAATTCATGTAACTGATTGCCCGCGCTGCAAGGCACAAAAAACCACATTCGATGTACTTGCTTTTGCACCAGTAAGAGAGATTAATGGCTATCCGGAGACATTTTATCTTGAAGTGCCCATGCAATGTAGAAATTGTAAGCAAGTATCAGTGATTCGTGCAAATGTATCTGGCAGAGCAACATTTCGTGAATTAAATGATTTAAATATACATAGACATTTACTTTATGAATTTTTAGACGTCCACGTTTTTGTAACTCTTGCTGATGTTGAAGCATCCCCCTCTCCGGAACATTTACCTTTAAACGTACAGAATGCCTTTGTCGAGGGGGCAAAGTGCTATGCCTCGGGTTGTTATAACGCTGCAGGTGCAATGTTCAGATTAAGCCTAGATCTCGCTTCTAAGTCTCAATTACCAGCCGATGGCTCAGGAATAACCATTACTCCCCGACAAAAGAATTATCTTGCCGATAGGTTAGAGTGGCTTTTTGATAATAATCATTGGCCTGCTTCGTTAAAGGACATGGTGACTTGCATTCGACAGGATGGTAATGACGGTGCGCACGATGGCGAACTAGGTAAAGATGAAGCCTACGATATTATGGATTTTAGCTTTATGGTTCTGGAGAAAATTTATACAGAGCCAGAGCGTATCAGAATTAGCCAAGAGCGCAGAGCAATTAGAAAGCAACAATCGGCTTAAAAAGTTAAGGATAGATAAATGAAATGGATTTTATTTGCTGCCATGTGCTGCGCATTTAGTGCCGAGGCCGAAATCTACAAATGTATGGTAAATGGGGTGGAGACCTATAGCCAAGTCTCCTGTGCCGAAGATGCCATACCAATCTCAGTAACTCCTCCACCGAAAATGTCTTCTGTTGTCGATACAGCTAACGAATCAATCCTTGTAGAGCAGTGTGTGGCTTACTTGAAACGCTTTGGTGATTTTAAAGATCCTGATTCTATCAAGGTCGAAGGGCATTTCTTTGATTGGTTGCAGGATGATAGCGGTGCTCGCAGGGTATTACAGCTAAAGATTAACGCCAAAAACAGCTATGGGGCATACGCAGGTGGTGAGTTCCGTCCATGTTTTTTGAACTACAACGGGACAAAAATGACTGAACATCAGAAGCTTATTTTCAAATGATTTTAAGTACAAAAAAGCACAAGATTTCACACTTGTGCTTTATCTACTAGTTTATTAGTTGTGGTGCAACAATAGGCGATAACAGCGCTAAAATTCCAAAAAAATAAGGTCCCATTAAATCAAAGTACTCTCTATAGTGAGTGTAACTTTTGAACACATATCCGTATTCAATTGATAAGAGTTTTATTAAGTCTTCGATCTTCCATTTGTCTGTAAATTTGTTGAGAATGATTTCATTTACAAAGTCAACCTCTTCATATCTAGTATCGGGGTCATCAGGATGCCCACTGCTATAACCCTCTCTTGTTATATAGGTTATTTTCCTTCCGAAAAAAGGGAATCCGTGATTTTCGTACCCAAGGGATCGTACACTTGGTTCGTCACCAACCCATACATCTAGAGCCTTACCGAGTAGACCATCAATATCCTCATCATGAGGATTGTTTTGATCAACATAGTAGCGAAAAACTCTTTTATCTTGCATAAATCGTTTAACCCAAAATGAGCGTAACTGCTGGTGATATGTTCTCGCATAAGCAAAATATCGAAACATTAGGTAAGCTATTGATAGGATTAGCAAATATTTAATTGCAACGGTATTGGTGAGTTCAATTTTAGCAACTAATCCAGTAATCTCTTTTAGAGTCGCTCCCGTCCAGCTAATTATTATCAAGACTATAGACGTTACAATTAATGCGCGGCGTTTTGATTTTAAACCGACATCAGCATCTATCTTAGTGTGAAAATTCCTAAGCGTTTTATCCGTTGAATCCATACTTTTTTATTCCTTAGTAATTATGGTGCTGAATGTTATCAGCATAATTTCTTGCATGCTAATCCCGAAACCTTTCCAATCCGCTCCAAACCCTTAAGCCGAGACAATGAACCTATGTTCACTGTCTCGGTTTTTTTATGGCCTTTGTCACCCACAATACTTCTCGTAAATGCCAGAGTCGCAGCGGCGTTAACCGTATGCCGATTGCGAATTTTCGCCCCTCTGGCTTTCACATCAGTCGGATACAAAACCGAGTCCATCGTCAGTGTGCCAAAGACGGGTTTAATGCCCGCCTTCGTGCAGAGTTAGCGGCGGAGTTAGCAGGCGATGTGCCCGCCACCGTACCCGTGTATAGCCACAGTCTCACTCGTCAAAGCTACTTTGAACAAGGCTGGCATGCCGTCACTCACCTCCATGTTTTAAAAGCCCGCGAGCAACGCAAGGCACAAGCTATGGCGGTGCCAAATGAACAGTAAACTCAAGGCTATTTTACTGGCCGCTGGCTTAAGTTCGGCGGCCATCACTGGCGCACAGCTTACCGATAAATGGGAAGGGAATAGCCTGAGCGTCTATATCGATGCGGTTGGCGTGCTGACCGCCTGTCGTGGCCATACGAGCAAAGACTTGAGGCTTGGGCAAACCTTTACCGAGCAACAATGCATGGAGATTTTTGCCAAGGATATCGCTCGCGCTGATAAGCAGTTGCTGCAACTCACGGCCCCTGTAGCACTTACTGATGGCGAGCATGCGGCCTATCTGTCGTTTATGCATTGGGCGGGCTATGGCAATTTTGCCAGCTCAACCCTGCGTAAAAAGCTGCTTGTAGGGGATCGTGTGGGTGCCTGTAAGGAGCTAACCCAAGCCTGTTCAACCAATAAGCAAACGGGTGAGCGCGTCTGTAATGGCTGGACGTATGGCACCGACCTATTCGGTAACAAGGTGCGCCTAAATGGCCTCATCAAGCGTCGTGCCGAAGAGCAAACCATTTGCCTAAGCGAACTGGGCCTCTCGCAATCAAAGGGGGGCGCGCAATGAATCCTTCACAAATCATTAGCACTGTGCAGTGGCTATTTTTGTCACTGGCATTAGTCACCATTGGGCTGATGTACCAGCAACAGCAGAGCACTAATAGCCAACTCACCCAAGCGTTAACTGACAATGCTGCCCTGCAACAGAGCGCCGACACCCTAGCGGTATGGCTGCAAGACGCCAACGTTGAACGCATTGCCCTAAAAGACGAAGGCAAAACCCTCGCCCTGCAGGTGCAAACCGTCGAACAGCAAAAGGCCGCGTTAGCTACCCGTAATCAAGACCTTAACCACCAACTCACCCAGTTACTTGAGGACGCCCAGGATGAACAAACACAAACATGGCGTGTGGCTAGTGTGCCTAACGATGTTGTGCGCGTGTACGACAATGCCGCCCGCTGTGCGTTACGTGCCCACTTACAAGACCGCGTATGTGTTGCCGCCAGAAGCACTGATGCGCGAGTGCAACGTCACTCAGGTACCGCCACAGGTCTTGCAGTGCCTGCAAACCCAACAGGAGGTGTGCCTTCGCAACCCACCGCTCAGCAATCAAGAGTCAGCGGGGCTAATGCTCTCGCTACTCACTGACCTTGGGCAATGCAACCTCGACTGGCAAGCCCTGCACGATTGGCGGCTACGCCATCAAACAGACCAAACAAAATAAGGAACCCCATGGACGAAACCGATTGGGCTAGCAATATGGAAACCCGCGAGCGAGCTGCCTGCGTTGATGCAGTAAGGGATGCCGCCAAGCACAAACAGCATCGCCAAGGCAATGGCATCTGTATTGATTGCTTAGAGCCAAATGAGCCACAGCGGCTTAACGAGTTGCGCTGTATTAGTTGCCAACAGGATGAAGATAAGCGCCAGAAGCAGCGCTATGGGACGCGTTTATGATCGAATCGCTATTTGAATATTTCGGTAAGTATTGGGGCTTCATTGGCAGCGTCATTAGCGTTTTCTGTGCACTGCTGATGGCGTGGTTTAGCACGCGATTTACCCCACGTATTGAGCACGAAAAGGTGATCCAAAAGGTGGCTGAAATCGATAAGCGCCTTAGCGAAACTGAAATGCAATTGGAGTACATGCCGACCCGTGACGAACTGCATGCGCTCGATAAAACCCTCACAGGTTTAGGTGAGCGCTTTGGCGCAATGGAACAAGGCATTAGGCGCTTAGAAACCAAGACCGACATGCTTCTCGAAAACGAACTTAAAGGAGGCCATTAATGGCGATGCAGCAAATTATCAATGAGCACCAACGCCTTGTGGTGCTTCGATTACTGACCGAGGCGGGAGCCTTCGCACTCAATGAGTCCATCTTACAAGATGGCTTAAATGCCTACGGCCTCGACATTAGCCGTGATGCCTTGCTGGTGCAGCTCGCTTGGCTTAACGAGCAAGGGCTGATTAAAACCGAGCTAGTGGGCAAAGTGACCACGGCAACGCTAACAGGTCGCGGCCAAGATGTGGCGACAGGCCGCGCGGTAGTGCCAGGGGTTAAACGTCCACGGGCGGGAGAGTAGCCATGGCGAGTGAAACCCGAGGCCGACGCTCTAAAGTGGATTTACTGCCCGATCCTATCCGCAAAAAGCTCGATGCGGGGCTGCGTAATGGTTCGATTCAGCAGATTGATTTGCTCGATGAAATCAATGCGCTGATTAAAGCCGCAGGGCTACCAGAAGAACAGCAGCTTTCCCGCGCAGGCATCAACCGTTACGCCACTAAGATGGAGGCCGTAGGTAAATCCCTACGCGAAATGCGTGAGATCACCCAAGTGTGGACGGCAGAACTGGGCGATAAACCGACGGGAGAAGTCACTAAACTCATCCTCGAAATGGCGCGTTCGCAGCTGTTTAAAGCCCTATTAAACCAAGATGAAACGGGCGAAGGTGCCGACGTTGGCATGATTAAAGATGCCATGTTAGCAGTGCAGCGTTTGGAGTCTGCTGCCATGGCCAGCCATAAGCGCGAGAAAGAGATCCGCACCGCATTCGCGGCCGAAGCGGCTAATGCTGCCGAGAAGGTCGCGAAAACCGCAGGCTTAACCAGTGATGCCGTGGCCTTGCTTAAGCGCGAAATACTGGGGATTGCCTGATGACCATTAAGAAAAAGGTGTTAGCAGCCGCGACTGCGGTAGCACTAGCCATCACGCCAACGGCAAGCAGCTTTGATCCCACGTACGAGGCAGGTTTCCTAAGTCGCTTTGATCCTAAAGAAGTGCTGCTAGGCTATCAAAAGCGCTGGATTGCTGACGAGTCGCCACTCAAGATTGCCGAAAAGTCGCGCCGAACTGGACTCACTTGGGCTGAGGCTGCAGATGCTTCTCTTACCGCAGGAGCTGCCCGTGGCCAAGGGGGGACTAACCATTTTTATGTGGGCAGTAACAAGGAGATGGCACGGGAATTTATCGACGCTGCGGCCATGTGGGCCAAAGTATTTGATAAGGCCGCAGGTGAAATCCAAGAAGAAGTGTTTGTTGATGAAGGCCAAGACGGTAAAGAGATCCTGACCTTTGCCATTTACTTTGCCTCAGGTTTTAAGGTGCAGGCGCTATCGAGTAATCCCTCGAACCTACGCGGTATGCAAGGCAATGTGACCATTGATGAGGTCGCGTTTCACGAACGCTTGGCCGAAGTGCTAAAAGCGGCATTGGCGCTGACCATGTGGGGCGCGAAGGTACGCTTGATCTCCACCCATAATGGCATTGATAACCAGTTCAATGAGCTGATTAATGATTCCCGTGCGGGTAAAAAAGATTACTCCATTCACCGTGTCACCTTAGATGATGCCTGTAATGAGGGGCTGTATAAGCGTATTTGCCAAGTGCGCGGCATCGAATGGAGCCAAGCGGCCGAGGATGACTGGAAAGCGAAATTACTCAAAGCCACAGCCACAGAAGAGGATGCGTTAGAAGAATACTTCTGCGTGCCTAAATCGGGCGGTGGTGCCTATCTTAACCGCGCGTTAATCGAAGCACGCATGGCGAGCATCGCTGATAGCGGCCCCGTTGTTCGCCTTAAAAAAGACGATGCTTTTGGACAATGGCCAGAGGGTTTACGGGCAGCGGAGATCCTTAAGTGGTGTGAGGATGAACTAAAGCCGGTTCTCGATAGCTTAGACCCTGCACGCCCCCATTGCTTTGGTGAAGACTTTGCCCGTAGTGGTGACTTAACTGTGATTGACGTGGGTGAAATCGCCCAAGATCTCCACATTAAAACCAAGTTACAGGTCGAGCTAAAAAACATTCCCTTTCGCCAACAAGAGCAGATCCTGTTTTACATTGTGGACCGCTTGCCACGGCTGAGGGGCGGCGCGATGGATGCGCGCGGTAATGGCCAAGCCTTAGCCGAATACGCCCAGGATAAATACGGTAGTGAAGTGATCGCCTGCGTGATGCTGTCTGAGTCCTTTTACCGCGAGCAAATGCCACGTTTTAAAAGTCACTTTGAAGACGGGCTTATCACTATTCCAAGGGATGACGACACCAGTACTGACCTAAGGGCCTTGAGCATTAACCGTCGAGGTACACCATGCCTTGGCGATGTACGTACAGGCCAAGAAAAAGAACGCCATGGTGATGCCGCGATCAGCCTGTTCTTGATGGTATACGCCTCCACCTTAGACGGTGCCCCCATAGAGTTCACCCCCATTCCTAGAAGTGATCACCGTAATCCGAATGCCCATGCAAGTGCCCATGAGGATGATGATCATCAAACGCAGCGAGGTTGCTGGTAATGCAAGAAAAAACAACTGAATCACGTATTTTGGACGCCAGTGGTCGGCCGTTTAATCAGCGTGAAGCCAAAGCACTGCAGACCGACGATGTGCGTTTAATTGGCCTGCAACGTACCTTTAGCCAGCACCCAAGTAGCGGCTTGACGCCCGCCAGTGCGGCCAATATTTTGCAGGCCGCCGAGCAAGGCGATCTCATTGCCCAATGTGAACTCGCCGAAGATATCGAAGAGAAAGACGGCCACCTATATGCCGAGTTAGACAAGCGCAAACGGGCACTGATCGGCGTGGACTATTACTTAGTGCCGCCCCGTAACCCGACGCCACAGGAAAAGGCCGACACTGAATATCTGCAGGAAATGCTCGAAGAAGGAAACTGGATAAAGACGCTCATTAAGTCAATGAGTGATGCCATTCTCAAGGGCTTTAGCATGCACGAGTTAGCCTGGACGCGAGAGCTGGGTGAATGGTTTATTGAAGTGCCAGAGTATCGCGATCCGTCTTGGTTTATGACTCACCCTGAGCGGCGTAACGAACTGCGCTTGCGTGATGCCACGGTCAATGGCGCTGACCTGTGGCCCTTTGGTTGGATCAAACATATTCATCCAGCCAAGTCGGGCTATGTTAGCCGCAGTGGTTTAGTGCGTCAGTTAATCTGGCCCTTTATTTTTAAAAACTACAGTGTGCGCGACTTAGCCGAGTTCCTTGAGATCTACGGTTTGCCGCTGCGTATTGGTCAGTATCCGGCGGGTGCCAGCGATGAGGAAAAGCGCGCCCTGTTAAATGCAGTGATGAGCATTGGCCATAACGCGGGTGGCATTATGCCCAAGGGCATGGTGATGGATTTTGAGAGTGCCGCCACAGGCCAAGCCGATCCCTTTGATTTGATGATTAGCTGGGCTGAAAAGACCATGAGCAAGGTGATTTTAGGCGGCACCTTGACCAGCCAAGCCGACGGTAAAAGCTCAACCAATGCGCTCGGTAACGTGCATAACGAAGTGCGCCAAGAGCTGCGTGATGCTGACCTTACCCTGATTGCCGAAACCTTAACCCGCGACCTAGTGGCCCCTTTATATGCCCTCAACTGCAAGAGTTATCAAAGCCATCGTCGTCATCCACGTTTAGTCTTTGATACCACAGAGGCCGAAGACTTACGGGCCTTAGCGTATCCGCTGCGGGCGTTCGTCAGCATGGGCATGCAGATCCCACAAAACTGGCTGCATGAAAAGACCCGTATCCCTAAGCCCGCTAATGGTGAAGCCGTGCTGGTGATCCAGCAAGAAGACCCCAATGCCAGCGCTGCTAACCAGACGGCATTGGCGGCTTTAGCCGCTCAACCGTCTAGTGCCCCGTTGAGTGAACCGAGCCAAACCGCCTTAGATAAAGCCTTGGATGCACTCACTCAAGGTCAAATGAGCGAAGCCTATATGGCGATGGTAGAGCCATTACTGGCACAACTGCAGAGCGAGCCGGAGCAGCTGCGGGCGCAACTGGAAAAGGACTATCCCGCCATGGATACCGAGCAGCTTACCGAAATGCTCGCGCGGTTAATGTTTGTGGCCGAACTATGGGGCATCGCCAATGCCTAAAACCATTGATTTAAGCATTGCCATTAACCAAGCCCCCGCCGATGCGGTGGCCTATTTTCGTGCCAAAGGCTTTGCCATCAGTGACGATTGGCAAGACGTGTGGACTCGCGCCCACGCCCGAGCCTTTACGGTGGCCAAGGCGGCACAGATGGATGTGCTCACGGCGATCCGTAATGAAGTGGATGCAGCCCTAAGCCAAGGGTTAACCGCTAAGCAGTTTCAGGCAAACCTTAAACCTCAACTCGAAAAGCTCGGATGGTGGGGTAAAAAGGAAGTCGATGGCCGCGAGGTACAGCTGGGGAGTCCCTACCGCTTAAACACTATCTATCGTCAAAACCTGCAAACCGCTTACATGGCTGGGCGCTATCGGCGCATGTTATCGCGCACTAAAACCCACCCCTATTGGCAGTATGTGGCGATAGATGACGGCCAAACTCGGCCAGCCCATGCGCGGCTTAGGGGTAAAGTGTTCCGCTTTGACGATCCAATATGGGACATCATCTATCCTCCCAATGGCTGGGGCTGTCGTTGCCGCGTTCGGGCGCTCACCGAGGCACAAGTGAAGGCGATGGGGATCACTGTGGAAAATGGCGAAGGTTATATCCAGCGCTTTGACACTGAGACAGTCGCGCGCGGAACGGGTGAAGTGTTAACCGTGCCCCATGCGCGTATCGATCTGCCCGATGGCAGCAGTATGAGCCCCGATTTAGGCTGGGCCTATAGTCCAGGCGAAGCCGCCTTTGGTACCGACGTGGCCGTTGCTAAAAAGCTTGGCACTATTCAATCATTAGACACTCGCGCGCAGTTTATTCAAGCACTCAATAATAGCCCACTGCGCCACGCCCAGTTTGCCCAATGGACGGATGAAGTCCTTGCCGCCAATCCAGGGCAGAAACGAAGACCAGGCTTAGGCGTACAGGCTTTAGGTTTTATGACGCCCTCGATTCAAGCTGCAGTGACAGCGCGTTTAGGGCGAGAGCCCAGCGCATTACTTGCGATAAGGGAACGTGAACTGATATCGAAAAGCGCATCGAATAAGTCACTTAGCCGCGAGGCGTTAACCCAATTGCCGCTGATGTTAGCAGAGCCTGAGGCAGTGCTGTGGGACAGCGAAAATCAACACTTGCTGTATGTGTATCCTGCTGCGGGTGAGAGCGATGGCAAAGTGATCATCAATAGCGCATGGCAACTAACGCGCCAACCTAATGAGGGTGAAGTGCAGCTGCTGACGTTATCGCTAGCACAATTACAGCAAGCCCAATACCAAGTGCTTGAAGGTAAGTTAAGAGGGTAGGGACATGAGTAAGATTGATATCACTCTTAGCAATGACACTGTAATGCAGGTGCTGATTAGTTTGATGGATAAGCTCGATGACTTAAGCGAACCCATGAATGATATCGCCGCTGTGCTCGAATCTGCCACCGAATCTGCATTTGAAGCAGAGGCCAATTTCACCACAGGCCAAGCTTGGGCATCCTTAAGTGATACTTACCTTAAGGCTAACCCTAAACGCCAAGGCGGTAAGATACTGCAGGCCAGTGCTGGCGGGCTAGCTGCCAGCGTAGCAGCCGACAGCGGCGACTTTTGGGCGGCCATTGGTAGCAATAAAATCTATGCCGCAATTCACCAATTTGGTGGCACCGACGATATGCCCGCAGGCCCAGCGGGTATACCTGAGCGGCCATACCTAGGTGTAAGCCGTGAGGATGAGCAGTCTATGTTAGGGATCTTGGGGGATTATCTGTTGTAAAAAGGGCTTGAATGGATTTGTCTGCTAACGTCCTCTGACACGATTTAAGCACCTAAGCCTTCAATTTGGTATAACGGTTTATAACAACAGCATTTAAACGCTTCAAAAAGGATTTAAACGGGGTTTAAACTAGGTTATGCTAGTCATAGAACATCATTGATGCCTGAAACGCTTTTTGGGGTAGATTGACTACGCGAACTTACATAACAAAAAGCTTTCAAGTAACTCTAAACATGATTTTAATTTTAGTGAGACAATTTTGAAGAATCTTTTTGAATTAGCATTAATAAAAGAGTTTTCCGTTTTTAACCTTTGGGGAAAAGATGAGATTTCTTTGCAATTTAAAGATAGGGTTACGTTTCTGACTGGTTTGAATGGGTCAGGTAAAAGCTCATTACTGAATGTGATTTTTGACAGTTTAATTTATAGCCCTAAACTTTTTAATAATCCTAGTACCTCTAAGAGTCGATTTTGGTCTTCAGTTGTTAAATTTGATAACTCTGTAGAAATCCAGACAATGATTTTCCCTGAGTTTTCAGGGACAGCTTGGAAGAGTAAAGAGGAGATTAACGAGCTTCTTGTAGGTAAAACTGATTTTGGATTAGATATTGTTAGGCAAATTCAGGAACTATATACGAACAAAATTAGTGATGATGCGGTTACCTACATTAGCCATAAGTCTACTGATTGTGGAGAGGGGTGGGCAAAAAACCTAAAAACAGTTGATGATGCTGATATTCCTGCGATAGATGAAGAGTTTATGGTCCCGCCATTAGGCTTTTTATACCAAGAGGATAGATCTACATTACATAATCTCGACAATTGTAGCTTAGATCGCTCTTCAATTTATTGGGCGGCGTATAACAGTACGATTGATGAACGGTTTGTGTACTGTCGAGATGCGGTAAAAGCTGTTGAGTCGCAAGCTAATAGAGAAATTGTTGAAGCACTCTCAAAAATTAAAGATATGACTTTCACAGAACTTCTTAAATCATCTGCTTACAACATAGCAATGAAGAAGATTGAAGGAATAAATAAAGTAATTGAAAAGTTGAATACTTATTTTTGTGATTCAGGAAAATGTATTACAAGAGATGAGGATGGGAAAGTAACATTAGGAATTATCCCTATTGATGCTAATAAGGTTGATGAATTAAAAGGTGGTTTTTTTGAGGATGTTGATGTTGAGCCAATATCATGGAATCTTCTCTCTCGAGGTGAGAAAACATTAATTTATTTGTTTTTCGCCATTCACAATTATAAAGATAAAGTTAGAGTTTTTTTACTGGATGAGCCTGAAATCTCTTTGCATGTAAAATGGCAAAAATCGCTAATAAGAGACTTGTCAGAAATTGCACCAGATAATCAATTTATCATAGCTACACATTCCCCAAGCCTAGTTATGAATGGCTGGTTACAGAACTGCTTGGAGTTGAATGTAAAATAATGAAAACTGTAAGTAGTGGAATGAGCTTCGGAGTTAGTTCTGAGTATGTCGAAGCAGTAACAAGGCTATTTGATAGTTCACAAGACCCCATCCTTTATGTCGAAGCATGGCAAGATGTTAATTTTTGGCGTGCAAGATTTAGAGCTGAAGATTTAATTGTTGATGCTAAACCTTATGGGCAAGACTCAGACGCAAATGGAAAGCCACATTTAATTAATAATATTGAAAATGGCACTATAAAATTGGGTCCATATTTGATGGTTGCTCTAGATAGTGATTACGATTACCTTTTAGGCTTAAATTTTAATATATATTTATCTGAATTTGTATTTCAAACTTATGCATACTCTATTGAAAATCTTTTATGGCACCCCAATAAGTTAGTCGAACTTTGTGGGAAAAGTTCAAACTGTCAGGATATACCACCAAATATTCCTGATGTAATTAAGAATTGGTCTAAAGCTATATATCCAGAGTTTGTAAGAATACTAAAAAATGAGCCTGAAAGGCAGGAGCTAATTAGAGCCTTAACAGAGCTGTTGAAACCAGACTTGAAATTTGACTATTCTAATTTAAGCATAGGTACACAAACGGTTGTAGGTTCAGACTTGTTCAATTCGAAGGGACTAACTGAAGAAAATGTTTATCTCTTTGTTAGAGGTCATAATTATGAAACCGCAGCGAAAAAATTATGTGATCAAATTCTTGAAGATGTTTTTTTGGAAATAAAGCGTAAATTAACATCTCAATATGGAGCTAATGCAGGCGAAAAAATTAAAGAATATAGAAATTCTAGGAAAAAAATAACAGATTTTATAATTTTTGAAGATATTGAATGTCCTGTTTGTACTCCTCTGATAAAGAGAGATATTCAATTGTTAAAGAACAATTATTATAAAACTAATTAATCCCGAAACCTTTCCAATCCGCTAACCTGCTTCACTCGATCATGATGGGCACTCCAATGTTATTGAGAGTGCCTTTTTTATGTCTGCAACCACCACCGCTTTGGGCTTTGCCGCCTTAAGCAGCCAGTTAAACGTCAATCCAGAAGCCGTCTTTGTGGTGGGTGAAGATGGCTACATTCAGGCGCTGCCTGATGGCCACTTTGCTGCCGTAGATGGTCGCCCTGATGATGTAGCGGGTGGCAAGTGGTTGATGGATAGCGTTGCGTTCGCGGCCCTGCAAGCAAATACCCCCCATAAAGCCGGTGATCTGGTTATTGACTACGAACACCAAACCTTGAACAAAGAAGTCAACGGCCAACCTGCACCCGCTGCGGGTTGGTTCAACATCGATGACGTGCAATATCGACAAGGGCAGGGCTTGTTCATTAAGCCGCGCTTTACCGATAACGCCATCGCTTACCTCACCGCCAAAGAATACAAGTACTTCAGCCTAGTGTTCGGTTACGACACCAGCACTGGCCGCCCGCAATTTATCCACTCAGCCGCGTTAACTAACCGCCCTGGTGTCGATGGCATGTTGCCACTCGCATCGTTGGCTGCACTGGCTGCTCTTAATACAAGCCTCAATCCACACGAACTTATCCAATCTACCGACACGGAGGAACTCCATGTGAACCCATTACTGAGAAAAATCTTAGCCGCCTTGGGCGTTGAAATTCCCGATGACGTGACAGCTTTAACCGCTGAGCAAGAGGTCGCGGCGCTATCTGCACTAAATACGCTAACCACGGCAGCAAATAGCGTGGATGGCTTAAAGCAACAGCTTACCGCGCTGAGTGCTACATCACCCTCGGTTGATCTAAGCCAGTACGTTCCAGCGGCAACTGTCGCTGCCCTGCGCGCGCAACTTGTTGCACTCACTGCTGAAAACGGCGTGCTTACCGTTGAGCAAACCGTGAAGGCGGCGATAGATGAAGGCAAAGCCTTTGAGTGTGAACGTGATTACCTAACCAAGTTAGGCCAGCAATCCATGGCAGCGCTGACTGCCAACTTGGGTGAGCGTGTGGCTATTGCCGCATTAACGGCCAAGCAAACCACCACAGTTCCCGATCCTATCAAGGACAAGGACACCAAACTCGCGGCACTGACTGCCGACCAAATCAAAATGGCCGATTCTTGGGGCATGTCACAAGCTGACTTTGCTAAAGCTATCGCCGCTGATCAGGAGCAAAAATAATGGCTGCTATTAACGCCCCAGTATTACAAGCCCTGCGCACTATGGTGCGTAGCGAGTTTCAAAATGCTTTAGCTAAGACTGAGCCACTGTATTTAAAAATTGCCTCAGTCGTGCCAAGCAACACTAAGTCCAATACCTACGGCTGGTTAGGCTCAATGCCGACCATGCGCGAATGGATTGGTGCGCGGGTGATCAACTCCATCAAAGAGCATGGTTATTCAATCACTAACCGTACCTTTGAAACCACCATAGGTATTAGTCGTGATGATGTGGAAGATGACACTTTAGGGATTTACAAACCTATGGTGCAGGCATTGGCGCAGGAAGGTGAAGAGTTTCCCGACGACTTGGTGTTCGAGCTATTAGCCGAAGGCTTTGGCACTTTGTGTTATGACGGGCAGAACTTTTTTGACACTGACCATCCCGTTAACGAGAAGCACGATGGTACGGGGGCTGACGTATCGGTGGCCAATATGGTGGTTGATGGCGCTTATTCAGGGGAACCTTGGTTTTTGCTCGATACCACGCGCCCATTAAAGCCACTCATCTTTCAAGAGCGTCGCAAGCTGGATTTAAACACCCTGTTTAATCCAACCGATCCTGCAGTTTGGACCAATAACGAGTTCCAGTTCGGCACCGATATGCGCTGTGAGGCGGGCTTTGGCTTCTGGCAAATGGCCTTCGCCAACAAGCGTACTCTCAATGCCACCAACCTATGGAGCGCTTACAAAGCCATGCAAGCTTTTACCAGCGATGGCGGTAAGAAGCTCAAGATACGCCCCAATTTGTTGGTGATCCCATCTTCTCTTGAAGACGTCGCACTCAAGTTAATGACCCGTGAGCGCATTGATGAAGGTGGCGTGACCGTGGATAACGAACTGAAAGGCAAGTTCGAGATCCTTGTGGTGCCACAGCTTTAGGTGTTCACCCCTTAAGTTTGAGTAGCGAATCGCAGGCAAAAGGATGCGCCTGCACCCCAACATCGAGTGAGGTAACAATGAAATGGCGAATCCTTCTAAGAACATTCAAGTCCTGTTGGTTATCTGTCTTGCGCACACTGGCTACCGCCGTGCGGGCATGGCGCTTACCAAAGGCGAAAACCTTATACCGTTGGCCGAGTTGTCGGATGAGCAAGTCGCAGCGTTTGAAGCTGACCAGCGCCTTAAGGTATCCGTGCGTGATATGGCACCAGCGTCGGGGAGTGTGGACATTCCAGACGGTGATCAGACATTAGGTACCGATATCACAGGCAAGCTCACTGGCGTGAAAGAGCCTAGCGGTGAAGAGAAAGTATTGGGTGAACTGTCAGTAAAAGAGCTGAAAGAACTGGCAAAAGACTTGGCGATCACGGGTGTTAACTCGATGAATAAAAATGACTTAATTAGTGCTATTCAGGCAGTAAAAGTCACTGTGCCAGGTGAAAACGAAATGGCTACCCAAAGCACTGAAACGAAAGGCACTGAACCATCGGGCACCGTCACCAACGCAGCAGGTGAATAGTCATGGCTCAAGTGATGTACGCCACCCCTGACAACATGCTGAGTCGCTTTGGTGCGCAGGACTTAATGCTGCTCACCGAGCGCGAAGGCAGTGTGCCCGGGGAAATCAATACCGTCGTGCTTGAGCAAGCATTGCGTGATGCTGCGGCTGAGATTGATGGCTATATCGTGGGCCGTTACACCTTGCCGTTAACCACGGTTCCCGCCGTGCTTGAGCGTAACTGCTGCGATATCGCCCGTTACTTCCTGTATGGCGATAAAGCCCCTGAACAAGTCGAGAAACGCTATACCGCTGTGGTGAAGTTTTTAACCGCAGTGAGCAAAGGCGATATCAGTTTGGGGCTAGCTGATACGGGTGAAGTCGCTAGCCAAAGTGAGTTAGTGGTCAGTATCGAAAGTGCAGGTAGCGTGTTTGGCCGTGCATCGTCTAAGGGGTTTATCTGATGTTTGAAATTAAAGATAACTACCTTGCTGCAGGTGATGCGCTGACTCAAATACTTGAGCCATTAGTGACGAGCCAGAAGCTGAAAAAGGTCTATCAAGCCAATGAGCTAAGCGAAGTGGATGAGCGCAGCCAAATCACCCCCGCCGCCCATGTGCTGTATATGGGCGATATGCTGGCGGATACCGCGCAAGGCGGCAACACCAGCCAAATTAAGCAGACTTGGCTTGTGGTATTGGCTTGCCGTTTATCTATTCACGAAGGCCACGCAGGTGAGCTATTAGTCAGCCTGTTAAACGCGATTGTGGGTAAGTCCATTGCGGTGGATGGTCAGATGCTTGGCCCCTTTGTGCGCGTTAACAGTCCCGTTAAACCCCGTTTCACTAAAAGCCACGGTTATTACCCCGTGGCGTTAAGTGTGATTTTGAGATTCAAACCTTAACAACCTAAGAGGAACTCACCATGAGTGGATTATTAGTCGCAGGCAACTTCTTTGTTGACCGCTTAAATGCCCAAGGGCAATCAACGGGGATCATTGGTCCCATCAACACCACTAAGCTCGCCATTAAAACCGATGCCGATGAAAAGGTACGTCCAAGTAAAAAGAAAGACAGCTACGGCCAAGCCTTAAGCGTGGTGAAAATTGCAAAACCTGTTGAGGTGGAATGGTCGTTTGACGATCAACCTGCCGAACTGATTGCTATGGCACTGTTGGGTGATACCCAAGTGCTGAACACGGGCAGCGGCAACTTAACCGATGAAGCCGTGACCTTACCAACCAATCAACGTTGGATACAGCTACCTGAAAGTAACTTTGCCGCCCTCGGTTTTGTGGTGAAGAAAGACGCTACCACCTTAGTGCTGGGCACTGACTATGAGGTGAACTATGCCCTAGGGCTAGTACGTGCCGTAAAAGGCGGCGCAATTGAAGCGGGCGGCGCGGTGACGGTGACAGGCCAACATAACGCCATTTCCGGCACGCTAGTTCGTGGTGGCATTAGTGCCCAAACCCGCGCGCGGCTCTTCGGTGAAGGTAAAAACCTCGAAACAGGCAAGCCGATTAAGCTCGAAATTTTCGACGCCAGCTTATCGCCAACAGCGGCGCTCGATTTTGCCGCCAGCGAGTTTGTGAGCGCCACCCTTGCGGGTAAAGCCCAGTTAGTGGCGGGTAAGGATCATCCGTTCGAGTACCTAGAGCTGGATGCATAAGCGGTTTTGCTTAACCCAAGGGCATGGCCGTACTCAATTGCCATGCCCTTTAATCCCCATTTAACCGCCGTTTAAACACCGATTATTTAGATACTAACGAGAGCATTAACGAGATAGCCATGGCTGATAAAACCTTAGAACTCGCCCTGCGGATCGTGGCAGAAGCCACGGGCAAGCAACACATTGCGGCTTTAGTCGATGAGCTTAAGCGCATCGGCACTGAGTCGGATGCGGCGAATCCTAAGACGCAGGCGCTCGCTGATGAACTCGATAGCGTGAGTGATGCCAGCCAAGCGGGTGCGAACCAAGTTGATGAACTCAAAAACAGCCTTGACCCGTTAAGCGACCAGTTAGACCAAGTGGCCCAAAGCGGCCGTAATACCAGCAACCAAGCCGAGCAACTGACTAACGAGCTCAAGCCTTTAGCAACAGGGCTTGATGATGTTGGTGATAGCAGCCAATCGACCAGTCAAAAAGCCAATACCTTAGCCAATAAGCTCGATGAGCTGGCTAACCAGCAAGACCTGATCAACACCTTTAAGCGGTCACGCAATGAGCTTGAACAACAAGAGCTTGCTGTCACTGCTGCCGCCTTAGCACTGCAGGACTTAAAGCAACGTGCCAGCCAAACGGATGCGCCTTTTGTGCAACTGGCACGCTCTATTGATGTGGCAGAAAAAGAGCTGGAGCAAATGCAGCGCGAGTTAGCGCAGCAATCATCCAGCCACACTAAGCTGCAAAATGCCCTGTCGAAATCGGGCATTGATTACAACAACCTGACCACAGCGCAGCGCAAGTTAAGCGCCGAATTTGACGGCACTGGCCGCAATGTCGATAAGTTTGCTAATCAGTTAGATAAGGGCAATGCCAGCGCCCGTGATCATGCCAGTTCCTTGCGTGGTGTGATCGGCCAAGTGACCGCCTTAGCAGGGGCTTACTTGGGCTTTGACCGCGTGGCCCAAGCGGTGAAGGATGTCTTTGCCACGGGCGATCAATTTGAACGTCTTGGCGTGCAAATGAATGCCGTGATGGGCGGTTTTGAATCCGGTAAACAAGCGACCGCTTGGGTAAAGCAATTCGCCATCGATGTGCCGCTGCAACTGAACGAAGTTAACCAAGCGTTTGTGAAGGCCAAAGCCTTTGGCCTTGATCCTATGAACGGCACCATGAAGGCAATTGTGGATCAAGCCTTTAAACTCGGTGGCGGTTTTCAAGAGGTCGAGGGGATCACCTTGGCACTCGGCCAAGCCTGGGCAAAACAAAAGCTACAGGGCGAAGAGATCCTGCAGTTGATTGAGCGCGGCGTGCCCGTATGGGACATGCTGGCTAAGGTCACGGGAAAGAACACCACCGAACTGCAAAAACTCAGTGAGCAAGGCAAGCTTGGCCGCGATGTGATCCAAGGTTTGATTGATGAAATGGGCCGAGCCGCCAATGGCAGCGCAGCGGCGCAGATGGCTTTGCTCAGTGGCCAAGTATCAAACCTCAAAGACAACCTTTCATCCTTCTATGATCTCGTGGCTCAGTCCGGTGCACTTGATTGGCTCAAGGGCCAGATCAGTGAGTTGAATCTTGAGTTTGCCGCCATGGCCGCCGATGGCCGTTTAAAGGAATGGGCGCAGCAAGTCAGCGACACGATCGTGAGCATTGGCTCAGCGGTGCAAGATGGCGCGGCTATGCTGTACCACTTCCGTGATGAAATTGGTTTTGTGGCTAAGGCATTTATAGCGTTAAAAGTCGGTAGCTATTTTAGTGATGTGATCACCGGAGCCAATGCCGCCATCGGCGTGATGCGCCTTTACACTGGCTCGATTATGGGTACCACAGTGGCGAGTGAGGGCGCGACTTTAGCCGCAGGCAAGCTCAAAGGTGCCTTGGCTGTTGCAGCTAAAGCGGGTTTGTACTTAGCGTTAATCAGTGAACTCATCGAAGTTGCTCGGGTATACCAAGAGTTATTGATCGCCGAAGAAGCACTGGAAAAATCTAAACGCGCTGCGGCGTCTAGCGCGAAACAGTTGGAGTATTCACTTAAGGATCTCAGTGAGCAAACGGGCGTAGCCTTTACCACTATGGCCGAGTTCAACAAGGCGGTGGATGACGGCAAGCTGATTTATGATGATGCCAGCGGTAAATGGAAGAACGCCGCCAAAGCGATGGATGAAGTCAAACAGGCTGCCGTTGATGTGGTTGAGCCGATTAAACTGACGGTTGAAGAAGCGCTGCGACTAACTTTTACCTTAAGCGAACAAACTAAAACGCTCGATGGTGTTAAAGGTGGGATGGGCGGTTTCATTCGTCAAATTGATGCAGCCTTAGCACCATTAAAAGCTGCAGGGGAACAATACGAAGGTCACGTTAAGTTACTGACAGTATTACGCACTAAATTTGAAGAACAACAAACCTATCTTGATGCCGCGGCTCAAGGCACTGTGGCATTGGAACAAGCCTATAAAGACTTAGGGCTGACCAGTAGCGCAGCCCTAGAACAGGTCAATACTAAGGCCGAAGCAGCCTTTAATCTGATTAAAAATAACCGTGAACCTATTGAGCAACAAAAGGATGCTTTTTTAGCGTGGGCGAAAGCGGCATTAACCGCCGCCGAAGCGACGGGATCTACGGTACCCGAAACGTTAAAAGCTCAAGCAGCAAGCCTTGGGCTGACGAAAGATTTGAGTGAGCTAACTGCGAAACAGTACGGTTATACCGATAGCGTAAAAGAACTCTCACCCGAACAGGCCAAGTTAAGCCGTGCTGTTACAGAAACCGAGACTCGCTTAAAGCAGTGCCGAGATGTGATGAACAGCTCGACGGTATCGAGTAAAGCCAAAGCAAAAGCCCAACAAGACTTGATTAGTTTACAAGGCAAGTTGAGTGACCAAACTAAGCAGCTCAGTGAGGTTCAAGCGCTCGAAGCAGCGAATTATGAACAGATAAAAAGTAAGTATGCCGCTGTATCTGACGAGATGTTAAGGCTCGAACAAGCCTATAAAGACGGCGGCATCACAGCGGAAGAATACTTGCGACAAAAAGAACGCTTAGTCGAAGTGCTCAGAATATTGCAACGCTTAATGGGCGGCTTGGAAGATGGCGAGCAAGAGACTGATGAACAGGTAAAAAAGACCACCAAAACTTTAATCGAACAACGTGAAGAACTTGAGGCTCTGGAGAAAACGACAGGCCGAGCCACTGAGTATGTAAACCTATTTGCGGGTGCTTACGCTCATTTAAATAAGCAATTTAGTTTTAGTGAAGATACCACCGAAAAACTTAATGCCCGTGTCGATCAATTGACCAAAAGCATCATGAACAATATGCGGGTGAATACCGGCTTTTGGGGTGTACTTGCACAGCTCAGCAACCAAGCCTTTATCCGCGAAAAGCAGATCATCAATGAAACTCTACTGACCCGTAAATGGACTGAAGAACTCGAAAGCTCCAGCATTAGCCTCGATCGCGTTAATCAAATTAGCCGCGAGGCAAAGTGGAATATACGCGAGCTAGGCGACGAAGATCTTAAGCCACTGCAAGCGGCCATTGATGCTACCCGCGATCGTATTCTCGGCCTGCGTGACGATATCAACGCGACATTGGGCAGTCTCAAAGATGAGATAGATCAGCTCAACAATAACCAAGCCGCTATCGAGAAGCGCCGCTATGAGCAGCAACAGGCTGAGCTTAAGGCGCTGCTCGATGCTGCCCGCGCGGCCCAGGATAAAGAGTCCATCGCCAGTGCGGCAGAAGCCCTGCAACTGAGTCAGCAAATCTACGCTACCAAACTAAAACAAATCGAGGCCGAGGCGGCAGAACGTAACGCACAGGCGATCGAGCGTGCATCAAGCAGTGCAAGCACCGCGACGAATTCCACTCGCAGTCCCTCAAGCCAAACCACTTCGCCATCGGTGAGCTATCAGAACACAGGCGGCAGTGTACAAATTTATCGGTTAGAGCTGGCAATGCCGTCGGGCAATGTGGTGAAAGCCGATTTGCTTGATGAGTTTAAGCAGCTGTTTTTGCGCGAACTAGAACAGATTAAGGCCACCTCATGATCACCTTAGACACGCTTCAATTACCGTATTTTATTTGGCTTAACCGCTTTGGTTATACGCCCTTTGTGAGCAGCACTGAGTTTGCGCTCGATGGCTCGCAGCATGTTGAAGTGGCCGCCAAACAAGCGGGCCGCCCTGTGGTGTTATTCAGCGATGCAGAAGCCTTATCTGTGTTTAACGCCCTTGAGGCCCACGCCAATTCAAAGGGCGCGAACAGCTTTAACCTGGATATCAATGGCACTGTATTAACTGTGATGTGGGACTACAGAGAACAGCCCATTAGCGGCACGCCAGCGATCAATTACAGCGATACCGACCCCGACGAAATCGAGGCTATAACCTTGAAGTTAATCACTGTTTAAAGGCCGTTTAATATGACAATTTCCCGTGTAGATTTAAAAGTATTTAAGCCTGAGTTACTGGGTTCAAGTAATGAGGCTGGCGGCCAACGGACTAAGAACGCTGTGCAGTCAGGTCAGCTTAATGAGCTATTTTCAGCGATATCCGATATCGACCATGCCCAATCCAGTATCGACATTGTAAAAGCGTTCCCTGCGCTCGATACGCCAGACACCAGTACTTTGATTGATGCCCATGTGTTTATCAGTGAGCCACCCATAGACCCATTAGTTAACGTATTCATGATCGAGTCTGCCGCGCTGGATGATGAGTCTCGCATGACAGATATGAAAGAGATCATTGAGTCGTCAGTCACTGCAGGGGAATTAATCCGTGAAGGTGGTCCCGGTTTCCTTGTGAACCAAAACTCGTTTTCCTCAGATTACCTGCAGTCGTCCTATCGCTTTAATGACCGAGACTATTGGAAAACCACTTATTTGCAGGTTGGCCAAGTGATCTGTATTACCGTGGAATATCCTGGCATTGAAAACGTGGCATGGCCACGCAAAACCCATTTTTGCAAAGTCACTCGTACCAGCATAGTGAACGGTGCAGTGGGTACCGTAGTATTCGACCCGCCGATCCCTTTTGCGACACCAGAACCAGGTTTGCAAATCAATGGCCAGAGTAAGTGCACTCGCTTGCGATTATCTAACACTGCATCCCCATTAAAATTCCACGGGGTAACGAAGCTGACTGCCGCAGCCAGCGGGGTAAGCTTAGCTGTGGCGGCAACTCAATTGTCGTTACTGCCTGCGATCACCACCTTAGCGCCAAAGCCAGGTAACACCATCACGGGTGGCAGTGATAACGGCGATGCCACTGTTAGCCAAGTGATCCGCAAAGTAATTAGTCAGCCAAGTGCCCAAGGGACGTACAGCTATACCTTCACCACAGCGGATTTACTTATAGACACTGATGTTGTCACTGCAGTCTCTACCGATCCTTATGGCGTTTTCGGTGGGAGTAATTCATTAGTTCAGTCGATTACTGTTGGAACGGGTAACGTGACCGTTACGCTGCGGCCTGATGTGCACTTTTTCTATAACCCCACAGTCTCGCTCTATTATGTTTCTGCGTATAAATACAGCATTTACTCAAGCGTTAATGCATTCCCAGCGAATAAGCAGCTAACGGTCGGCAGTATCAAAGGCCGTGCGGTGTTTGCTGATAGTAACTATGTGCCTCAGGACGTATTTGAAAATGTGAATAGCGGTATCGGTAAGTTGTATGACACCACTGAGTTGCTGGCGACCATTGATTATTTTACTGGGGTGGTGACTAAGCAAACGGTAAGCCGTGGTGATTTTACACTGACCTATTCAGGTTTAGTTGAATCAACCACTGCAGCGGCAGCAGGCGATACTACGGCTAAATTTGCCCTGAGTGTGGCTAATCCATTGTTAGAGAGCTTTTACGTGCAGGTTGAACGGATATCCGACCACGCCATTATCAGCGCCTCATCTGACAACCAAGGGGTGATAACTGGCAGTGGTATTAGCGGCACTATCGTAGATGGTTTGGTTGAACTGTTATTTACCAATCCGGTTGATTTAACCACGCTGCGCTATGACATTACCGACCAATTGCGCCAGCTACCCCCCGCCGAGATTTACGGGCTCAATCCACTGCGTATTCCCAATGACGGCATTGTTGATATGTTCAGACGCTGGGGCACTGTCGCGCTTTCTCATACCCAAGTGCAGCAAGTCACAGGCTCTGTCGGCAATGTGTTTACGATTCGTGAAAATGCCCAGTTTGTGGATATTACCGATGCCAATGGCGCAAGCCTATGGACCCCTAATAATGACCATTTTACCGTAAACAAGGTGGCAGGAACGGTCACTATTAACAGTGATTTTACCGGATTTTCCGCCCCGTTTGTGCTGAGCGATACCATTATGGAACTCGGTCTAGTGTCATCGTTTTCAGGCAATAGCGTTGTGCTGGCCAAGCCCTTAGCCCGTGAATATCCAGCAGGTACCACATTAGCCAGTGTGCAAATCCTTGGTGACCTGCAGGCGCGTGTTGGCAGAGTGCGGGATATGACGGCATGGGCCAACAATTGGGACCTTGATGGCGACCCAGCTACGGGCAACGTGAATGCGGTTGACTATCCGTTTGAAGTCAAAAACACCACTGCAGTGAATGAAGATTGGGTATTGATTATGACCTCAGCCACCGCATTTCGCTGTGTTGGCCGCCGTCTTGGTCAAATCGCAGCAGGTGACATACTCAATGATTTTGCGCCCATTAACCCACTGACAAATGCCCCTTACTTCATCATTCGCTCAGGTGCATGGGGTGGCGGTTGGCAGCAAGGCGAAGCGATTCGTTTCGTCACGTTCGCGGCCTCAAATCCGATAATGCTGCTGCGTAATGTGCAGGTCGGTCACAGTCAAATCACTACAGATAAAGCCGTATTGTCATTTTTCGGCAACGAGTCATAGGAGTAATTGCAATGGGATTAGCAGTAAAAGTTTATCGTTGGGATGATGCGTGTGCACCGCAGTTAGGTGCAAACCCAACCCCGAGTGAAATTATCGCAGTATTAAAAGCCTGTTTAGTTACAGGTTACGGTGCAAAGGCTGGTTTAGGCTGGTCTGTTGCATTTGAAGATGCAGGAACGAGCAAGATTGCATTTCGCAATTCTACCACAGAGGGTAGTGGTGGTTTTGTGCAGTTCTGGTCTACAACAGGGGGGAACACCGCCAATACGATGCTGTATGTTCGTGCAGCCTCTGCAATGTCGGCACTGGATAACTTCACACACTCTAGCTACAGGTTTGTGCATTACAACTCATCGGCTCATAGCCAGTGGGTTGTAATTGGTACATCAGCGGGAGTTTATATTTTACCTAGATTTGAAAGTACTAATACAAATTACTTAAACTCATCGCAATACGAAGTGGTTTATTTCGTTGGTGATATTGATAGTAATTATCCAAATGATGTGACTAGATTTACCATTTGTGCACCTAATTTTACAGCTGATATGTCCGCAGTTAACTATTCGCATTCAGTCGCAATTAGCTCAAATACCGGCACAGGTAGAATGTATGGTGTTGATGGTAATTCCCTTGCAATTCCTCATACCATTAATGTTCAAGCCCTATCAATTCAAATCCCTAATTCGAATTACACACTGGAATCTCAAGGTATAAATCCTGTATTACTTCCAGCGATGATTGTCATGTCATCACCCAGTACCGCTGTTGATGTGGATGGTCTACTTGCCCTATATAGCAGTAAAAATCCAGCATATAGGGGTACAGTTCCCGGCCTATACGCAATGCCATTCTGTGGGTATGGTAATGCAACTTGGCCCACAGAAAGGGTATTTAACGGTGTTAAATATCAACTGTTACGTGGGTACAATAATTATATGTGGCTCAATATTGAGGAATGGTACTAATGTTTAAAATATTATTCATTAAACCACCACCAATAGGCGTCAGACCATTGGGACTTGTTGAGGTTAACATGGATATTAATGCTGAACGCCTCATGGTTATAAACCGAACCACAGGTGAAATTATCACTAATACCCTGCGTCCATCGTCAGGTATTGCCAAATTGTTAGTGCCTTTTTTATACACCAATTCTAATAAGCTGTTAGTCGGTATACTTGATGATTCTCAGGTATATGACTGTAAGTTTGTAGATGGTGTAATGGCAGAGTTGATTGATGCTAATACTGTCAATATGAGTCAATAGTATGAAATTTGACAAGCTTTGGCGTGCCAGAGTTTCACCCATTAAGTTGCAATTTGTTGATGACTTAGCTGGCATAGTTATAAGGTTTGATGAAAATTGGAACAACCGTAAGTCACCTATTACCTTACGCTTTGGTGGTGAAACCGAGCCTGAAATACCAGAAATACCAATTAAGGCTGGCAGTATCGGTATGGCTTGCGGAATAGTTTTTCATCAAGGTCAAAGTATTGAACAGCAAATCACTATTAGTAATCGCAGTCAATCACATGCCGCTAATGCCGTTTTTGTATGGGATGGCATTAGCTTAAAGCAGCAAATTACAATGTTATGGAATACGCCGCCATTAGCTAGGGAAGTTTTTGCCTTCGGGTGGCAATGGAATGCGTTGGTACCTTTTCTGCTCAATATGAATTGGTTGGTACCTCAGTCCCATAGCCATCAAGCCACGAGCAATTGGATTGTGCCAGACCTGCAGCAGAAAATGCTTGAAATGCCGTGGTCACAAGCGGCCGCCAAGAGCCAGCAAATTACCGTTAAACTGCATATCGGCGAGCAACTAGCGACTGAGATAGCGCTTAGTTATACCAACATTCAAAGCCAAGGTGATAACAAGACTGTGGCATGGGCTCCCCATGCGGCGCGTTGGGTATGTTCCAGTAAATACGTACCGCCAGTAGGTAAGGTCACGCTGCGTTTCAGTAAGCCTTGGATTAACTCAACCAGCCCAACACAGCTTAGATTTACGGCCTCACCGAACGTGTGCTACTGGGATGATGGCGGCGGCCTGATAGGCACTAATCCACCATTACCTACCATTGATTTTAAGATCCCTATCGAACCGCAAATCAGAAGGAGTTACCTCATGCAGCCTCAAATCAGTTGTGTTCGTGTGAGTGACGGCGTTGCTGTGGTGCTCAAATCAGTATCCATTTCTCAGTCCCGTTCGCAATGGGCTAGTAGCGGAAGCTTAGCGTTTTCATCCCGTATTGATGCCGAGCGTGCCGCTAATAAATTACTGAAAATAAGCATTAACGGCTATGACTTTTACCTGCTTTGTGAGTCTCCCAGCGAATCTAAAGCATTCGGCAAAACCAGTTATAGCGCGACAGGTCGAGGTCGCTTAGCCACACTCGCCAGCCCGAACAGAAAGGCCATCAACTATGTGAACGTGGTAGCCCGCAGCTTTATTGGCTTAATGGCCGATATTGTGGCCAATACTGGGTGGACTGTCGCCAGTAAAATTAGTGACTACCCTGTACCTGCAAACGCCTTTAGTTATGCCGCTAAAACTCCCGCTGAAGCCATTAACATGATGGCCAACAGCATTGGGGCCATGCTCGATGTGAATGATGAAACTCAGACTATAACGGTGATCCCTCAGTGGCCAGTCGTGCCTTGGAATACCACAAGCGCAATTCCCGATGTGATTTTGCACGATGGAGTGATCCTCGAATTTAACGAGCGTATCGACATTCGTCCCGATGCTAATGCGGTGTTTGTGCGTGGTGAGCAACAAGGCGTGGCGGCGAAAGTGAAACGTTTCGGGACCGCTGGTGACAACTTTGCTGGTGATATAGTGGATAAGTTAATCACTGATAATCAAGCCGCAAGAATGCGCGCAACGGCCGAATTAGCCAACGCAGGTAATAAGGTGCAAAACAGCATTCGCGCTAAGGTAATGGCGGATTTACCTCCCATGCGCCCAGGCATGTTAATTGGGGTTCGTAAAGGTGTCGAGGTGTTTAAATCTGTGTGTGAAAGCTTCAGCATAAGTGGCAGCGTTAATGAGTCAACGGGGATGGTTACTGTGAATCAGACCGTGACGCTATTGCGTAATGAGGTGGCAGCATGAGCAACATCTATCAACGCTTAGCGAACTTAAATCCTAAGCCCCAGCGCAGTGTTGCCACTGTGATTAACGTGACGAATGGCACCACGACAGTACAGCACGCCGATGGCAGTTATCAGACCGTTTTGGGTGACTCCGTTGCCAGCGGGAAAGTGTATATCGTCGATGGTCAGATCCAAGGCCAAGCCGCCGACCTGACGTATGTTGAATTAGAGATTTGATAAAAGAGAGCGGTCTAGCAATGCTACCAACACTGCTAGACCGTCAACACACAGGATAACACCCTGTGAGCCAACCAAGGCTCCCTCACCGCGTCGACACGGCGAACCGAGCCTAGCATAAAAAATCCTAAAAAAGGAGGCTCACATGCCAAAACCGATTATCCCTTGGATGGGCGGTAAGCGTAGATTAGTTAAGCAGATTTTACCGATATTCCCTGAACACCATACCTATGTCGAACCCTTCTGCGGCGGTGCTGCAATGTTCTTTAGCAAGGATGAGGCGAGGGTGGAAGTGGTCAATGATATGAATGGTGATCTCGTTAATCTTTATCGAGTGATTAAACATCATTTAGAAGAGTTTATAAGGCACTTTAAATGGGCTTTAATTAGCCGTGAAGAGTTTTTATGGCAGAAGAATACTAACCCTGAAACTCTAACCGATATTCAGCGAGCGAGTCGCTTCTACTATCTTCAAAAGCTGGCGTTTGGCGGGAAAGTATCAGGTCAGAATTTTGGGTGTTCAGCGTCTCGACCAGCTGGTTTGAACTTGTTAAGGATTGAGGAAGATCTCAGCGTTGCTCACCTACGCTTGGCAAGAACCTATATCGAGCGGTTGGACTGGGCAGAGTGCGTAAGACGATACGATAAGCCAGAAACCTTGTTCTATTTAGACCCACCTTACTGGAGTACCGCAGGTTATGGTGTAGATTTTGGACTAGAGCAATATACCTTGATGGCCGAGCTCGCGAAGACAATCAAAGGCAAGATGGTGATCAGTGTGAATGACATACCAGAGATGCGCGAGGCATTCGCTGGACTACAAATGAAGACGCTTGGAATACGTTACACTGTAGGAGGCTCAAAACGCTCTGGAGAGCAGCAAGAACTGCTCATTTGGAACTGGTAG